ATTCCTGTTGGAGAATCCTCATTACCTTCCTGTTCTGCAAAACTTTCTCTAGTAGAACGGATGATTTGTCTCTCTCTGACAAGTGCATCCAAATTTGTTCTTTCTACTACTCTAAACCATTTACCTTTTCCTGCAGTCTTAAGTGCATCAATTAAGAATGCTTCTGCACCTTGGGTCACTGCAGTTGAGAATGATGCTATTCCATCCATTCTCTTCCTTTGTCCTGTCTTATCTAAGAACCCATAAACTGCAACTACTGGCATTGTATCAGCAGGTGGTAAGTTTGCAAGTTCTTGATAGGTCGGTATCTTCACGACCTCTGCATCTTCAATACAACTACCAATTTTTTCCATAACTGCAGATGTACAACTGTCTGTCATACTAGGAATACTTGCACACCCAGTGGTGAGCAAGACTAATAACAGTCCTACTAATCCTACGTTTTTCATTTTTTAGAAACTTCCTGTACCTACTGGTATGTCTAAAGTTGTTGTTGTACCATCACTTGCAACAATAGTTAATCTGATGAATTCTACTCCATCTTCACCAACCATTTTTTCATATGTCACTGTATTACCTTCAATAGAGAAGACACCATATGATGCAGCTTCTCCGTTAGAGAACATATTTTCTACTAACTGTTTTGCAATTTGAGCATAGATTCTGCTCTCTACATTTCTAAGAAATTTTGCAAGTGTAGTGTTCTTGGCTTCACGTTCTGCTTTTGCAATTCTATCTTCTATGTCTTGTGCAATCTTATCACGTCTTGATTTCTCTTGGTTCTCAATTGTAAGATAATGAGAACTTTGTCCTATTCCACTGAATGAAGGACTTTTAAATTTGTGTACTATTTCATCTGCAATAACTACTTGTGCAGTAAAAAATATTATTAACACTAGTACACCTAAGTGTGTTCCATTAATTTTAATCATCTTTTTGTTCCCTTCTTTTTTTCATTTTCTTTATATTCTAGAACCACATTAACTTTTTGTTGAAGACGGATCATGTCTTGGTCGAGCATTCTTACTTGGTCAATGACCTTTATAAGTGCAAAATGCTGTTTTTCTAGTTCGGGTTCGATGTGTTCTCCGATGAACCACCAAACGTAATAAATGAAGTATCCAAGTCCAACTGACATGACTACTGGGAATCCGTATTCGGATATGAGTTGACCAATTTCCATTAGTCTCTCCTTACATCGAGTTTCCCATCTTCGATGAAGTTTTCGGCTCTTGCAATTCTGTCAATATCGGGTCTGAGTTCCAATGCACTTGAAACTAACATATCTATTTTAATCATTTCATTAGACATAGTTCTTGCACGGTTCTCTAATGACTTACAGAACAGTGTTAGTGTTTTAATTTGGTCTACAATCCCTTCTAATATTTGTTTAATAACTATGAATATGAAGAAACCCATTACAAGACTTCCTGCAATCGGGGCTCCCACTTCACCTATTATACCAAATATATCTTCCATGCAATTATTTATGCTTTTGACCCCTTAAAGCCAAAAAAAAGGTGACCGAAGTCACCCCTTTAGTTGTAGTAAAAATACTACTTACTTGTTGAGATTGCCTTTACAACTTCTGCCTTAGAACCACTTCTCTTGACTTTGATGTTGTTTTTATCTGCATAATCTAAAAGTTGCACTTTTGTAAGCTTCTTTAATTCTGCAACTGAAGGTTTCTTCGATTTTGCAGGTGTCGGTTTAATAACCGATGGCTTTGCTTTTGCAACTCTTGTAGTATTCTCAGTTTTTGGTGACAAAAAATGAAAACCTAATGCAACGAGGACAATCAGTCCAATGATATATTCCATAATATACTCCGTTTTAGTTAACTAATCTTATTTAGTCCTTTGCTCGAAGTACATTTAATGCACACCAATCAAGGATTTTATAAGCTTTCTTTACCAATCCATCATCGACTGGTGTTGGTGTAAGAGCTGCAATTAATGATGCACCCATTACTAACCAAGGTATCACTTGAACCCATCCTATAACCCACTGTAAAAAATCTAATAACATAGTTTTCTCCATTTAAGTTAATTTACATAGGTATTTATGATTCCTTAGTACTCCCGATAGAGTATTTAGTGGTTAATTTCCACTCTATTTTCTCTTTAAAGGGAATAATCTTAATTTGTGATAGGGGTGCAGTAGGTTCTACAATCATTGATTTATCAACAACAGATACTAATTTCCATTGTTCTAGGAGATTCACGATAGTATTTCTTCGTCCAATATCTCCCTCATCTATTGATGTAGGTTTACCGTCTAATTTGAATAGTTCTTTGAAGTGTGTTATGTAGTATTTACCCCGTTTGTGCAGTATATGGCACGACTGGAAGAGTTCTTTGTCTTTACGCGATGCAACACCTATCCTAGATAGTGTTTCTCTTATTTTTAGGAAATCGTCTTTTTCGGGGAAGGTAATTTCTACCAAATTTTTGACTAGTTCGTCATTATTATCCATTGTTTTGTCCACCAGTTTTCATCCTGTTTCTCAATTCACGAACCTGTTTGTCTGATAAAATCTCCATATATTCCTTAGCGGTTTGAGATGATATCTTATAGTAGTCCTTGATTGTTTCTATTTTTTTACTGACATAGGGTTTTTCCCATGAGGAAAACCTTTGTCTTTTTCTAAGAGTATTTAGGAAAAATAGGTATTGAAGACGATTTTCTAGGTGGCTTCTACCATTCATTTCATTAGAAAAGAATATAGAATCTTGATGATAAGATAATGACTTGTTGGTTAAAAAAGGTGCATACGCTTTCTCTTCGATATCATCAACCATGATATCTTTTTTATCATAGGATACGGACTTGACAAAGTCAAAAGGATTACGTTTGGACATTTACTTTCCTGTATGTTGTCCGAAGAGTTGTAAAAGGTCATCACCCTTCACTGGTTCACCAAAGAATACAGTTTCACCTGTTTCTCTAATCTCTCGTTTCACAACACCATTGTTATATTGGATATCTAAAACCGAACCATCATCACCTCTAGTGTCGTACCACATTGAAGTGAATGAATGTGCATGGATTGATGCAACACCATTCGCCCATTCTTCTGCAAGGATTAGTCTCCTTTGTCTATCTACCGTTTCGTCATATTGTGTCATGTATTATCTCCGTCTCTATATTCTACACTATGTTTTTCAAACATTTTGTTTGCTTTTCTTTGCCATGATTTCTCTACTTGAGAATCAAACCAATTTCTAAACCATTGTCTTAACTTACCCATTATTTGAATTTACACTCCGACATAATTTCTGTTAGACATGCAACAAAGTTGATTTCAGTATCAACTGAAAATGCAGCTTTGTATTGGTAATCTGCAATAATCAATATTGCAGCTGGTAATGAACGAGGTTCTAATTTTTGTTCAAGTGCATTAAACACTTTTCTAAACAATGTAGTAAAGTCTTGGTCACTATTTTGACCTACCCACTTTCTCATTCCAGTCCAGTTCTTTTCTTTTATCTGATTAATTAGAGGAACCAACTTCTCTTCGTTGAGTGATGATAGTAGACCACCATCAATCACCCCACTGACACCATATCTCTGAATCTCATTCAGACATCTTCGGAAGTCGGGGAAGAACTTCATTATAAGTTCTGCAAGTACTGGTTCTTCTGCAGATATATTTTCCAGTTCACAAATGTTTTTACATCTTGCTAACATCTGTTTTGCAAGAGTTGGTTTTTGGTCTGCTGGTATTTTGAAATCTATAACTGTTGTTCTAGAATGCAATGCAGGTATAATTCTATTCTTGTAATTACAAGTAAATATAAATCTGCAATTACCCGAGAACTCTTCTATGAATCCTCTTAATGCAGGTTGAACACTGTCTGCACTTATGTAATCTGCTTCGTCTAGAATGACCACCTTTGGGCCTCCACCTAGAGACATAGTTGAAGCAAAGTTTTTGATTTTAGTTCTCAGTGTGTCAATCAATCGTCCTTCATCAGAACCATTGATAACAATAAAGTCTGCACCTAGTTCATTACAAAGTGCTTTTGCAATTGTAGTTTTACCACAACCTGCAGAACCACTCAGAAGTAAATTAGGGATTTCTCCCTGTTTTACAAATTCAGTGAATTGGTCTTTGAAACTCTGAGGTAATATAGTATCGTTGATTGTTTGTGGTCGATACTTTTCCACATATAAAAATTCGTTCATCAATTTATCCATAATTTAAAAGAAGAAAAACCCCACCGTTTTTCTTACGTTACACACCCTAGTAGAATGATGAGAAGGTGTAACTCCCATGAGTTTACAGAGACATGTAAAACCCATAAAACTATTTATAACTAAGACCCGTATTTTGAATCGGGTTCTAATGCAATAAAGTACTCTAATGCAATATCTTTGTTATTAAAGTGTGAAATACCTTTAGAAGATACAGTCACAGTATAATTACCTGCAAGTATCTTAAGGTTCTCAATCTTGAAGTTCATAGAATATGATACTCCATCACCGTCACCTACCACTCTTGAGAATGTATTTGACGATGCATTCTTTTTATCTTTAACAGTTAAAGACACTACACTTCCATCACTCTCTAATACTAAGTCATTGACACCTAGTACACTTGATGCTTTCTGTAGGTCTACTAACAGTTCACTTGATACATCGAAAGTAATTTCGACATCAGGCATTGTTATAATCTTTTCGGGTGCAGTCACCATACCCTCACTGGCATAATGGTAATCCATCTTAGATGTTGTATCTGCAATAGATAATGAAGAATCACCGAAATTAAAATCGGGGTCTTCCAACAAAGATGTTGCACCTAGAAATTCTGGCAGGTTGTAAATAGAAAAGTCTTTTGGGAACTCTTCTGATACAGTTGCGACTGCAAGAATGTTTTTCATATTAGAAATAGTTTCTAATTTGTTTCCTGTTTTAACTCGTATACCCGAGTTTATGGTTGAGAAGTTCTTTAGAACATCCCTAGTGTTATCACTGATTTTCATCATTAATAGGTCTCCTTTTATAACCCGATTCTTCGAGTAGTTGTTTATCGTGATTATTTAATGCAAGGAACCCATAATGAATTACCTTCAAAAGGTCGGCACGATTCTTCCCACCCTTCTTACCATATCTTTGTGCATACTTCATAATATTCCCAATCGTAAAACCTTCACCGTGTCCTGCATCCATAATGAATTCAGTAGCTTGATACTTGTTCAAACTATAGTGTTGGTCATACGTTGAGTCAACGTATGCAGAGAACTCCTTTAAGAGTTCTCCTTCGTTGTACTTGTAGTCTACTGACTTACCAAAGATTTTATCATACATACTAGTCATTATACTCTGTAGACTCTTCTTCGTCAATAGGGTTTTCAGCATTTAGGTCAACCCCTGCATCAATCTTAGTGTAGAGGTCAAGAATACTATTTCTAGTTTCCTCATCGAACCTAGAGATACACATTGTGATTGACTTAAGTTTGTCACCAAACATTCTGAATGCATTCACTATGTGAACCAACCTTCTTGTAGTCACAACATCTTCTATTGCACCTTCATAGTAAGACTTTCTGATTATGTCCGCCCAGTCTACTAGTTTGTCACAAAATTCGTCATCAACTTGTCCAGTTAATTCCATTTCTTTTTTAAGAATACTTCTTTCAGTTTTTACTGGTGGATATTCTTGTTGCATTGTGATTGCAAACCTTTCCAACATAGCTTCATTCATGACTTGAGTTCCTATGAACTTTCCATCTTCAGAACCTTGTCCTTTAGTATTTGCAGTTGCAAGAATTGTGAAACCTTCTTTAGGAGTCACCCACTCACCAGTTTTCTTGATTAGGTATCCTTTACCCTCAAGAACTGATTGTAGACACATCAACTTGTTTGAACCCAAGTCAACTTCGTCAAGAAGAAGGACAGCACCTTTTCTCATGGCTTTGATAACAGGGCCTTCTCTGAACATTATGTCACCACCTTGTAGTGTGTGACCACCCATTAAATCATCCTCATCAGTCTCGATGGTGATATTAACTCTGAAGAGTTCTCTCTTCAATTGAGCACAAGTTTGTTCAATCATCAATGTTTTACCATTACCACTTAGACCAGTGACAAACACTGGGAAAAAGATTTTGGATTTGATGATGTTCTTAACATCTTTGAAATGTCCGAATGGAACATAATTTGACATTTTCTCGGGGATAATTTTAACATTATCTAAATGAGATATTGCAGTAGTTTGTGCAGCTACTGGCATGTTTACAGATTGTCCCTTCTTTGCAGGGATAGGTGTACCTTGAACACTAGGTGTAATTGGAGTTACATTCTGTGGTTCATACCCACCGTTGTATCCATTCACAACTTGCATCAAGTTAAAGATACTACCTTGTTTAAAGTTGTATCTTGCAGACTTAACCCAGTATGGTAAACCACCTACTGAATCAAAATCTTCTTTAGTAAAGGAAGTCTGTTTAGGGAACTTCTCAACTAAGGTTGATAGGAACTCTTTCCTATCGGGGGTAAAATGGAAGTCTTTACCATCAATTACGATGGACTCACTTCTATTATAGGTTCTTTGATTTGTCATATTGTCTCCTTTAAATCAATTATTTTTCTCATCTTTTATAGTATACGAAAAAAGTGATCGCATTGTCAAGTTTTATTTGCATGTTTGCAAAAGTTTTCCAACTTGGTCTTCAATCGATACCATACCTTTACCTTTTCTAAAGGTCTCAAATCCACCGTTGTTAGTCCAAAACCTAAAGGCTTTACACTCAACTGCTTCTTCGGCACACTCTTTTTGTCTAGGACAATCAAACTTTGTACAGGGTGCAGGGCCGACATCCATGACGGCATCGGCAAATGCACTGTAATCTGTTTGGTGTGAAATGTAATATGCTTCGTCTACTCTTAATGGTTCTCTCATTATGCTATCTCCTTAATAAATTCATTTGTTAAAAATCTTGAAGTGGTTTTACTTCTTTGGTTTCTTTTGAAGGCAGCCATTACTGATGACTTCTTTGCACCAATGAACTTTTCATCCAGTTCATCTTCTCCAGCAGTTCCAAGTGTACTAGCTGAAGTTAGAAATAATTTGTTGTATCCTTTAGTTCTGACACATAGACCTTCTTTTCTGATATCTTTCCATGCAACATCAACATCTAATGACACATCACTAAGTTCACTTGCAAGACCCCATAAGTCATTTTTCTTTCCAAGAACAAAGTATCCAGTGACCGTGACATTACACTCTGCAGATAACCACTCTAAAATATTTGTAGTTTGGTCGAAGTACTCTCTTCTATATCCAGTACCCGATGAATAAGGATATAACTTTTTAGAGAATGGGTCTAAGAATTGTCTAACCTTAGTACCTCTCCAACTCCATTCGTCACCCTCACTTTGTTCGGCAACATCTTTTCTCTCTGCATCACTTTGTTCGAAAGTCGGTGAAGAGTGTGAATACCCATCAGTGATAACTGTAAGAATTGATTTTTCTATACCATACTGAGAGTTGAATTTAGGTAATTCAGTTCTCATTGCAACTAAACAATGGTCAAGAGGTGTACCACCTAATCTGTAACCATCAGGCATTGCATAAGACTCTAAGTGTGTCCATCTGTTTTCTTCATCAAAGTTTTCAATTCCTACAAACCACTCATTCCATCTTTTAAGAAGTTTTGAGAAACCTCTATATCCACCCTTTTCTGCAAAGTAGTTGTTATAAAGGGATGATACATTTATCATCATTTTGTTGTAATCTTTAAGACTCATTTCGTTTGAAAATATCTCAACAAGTTTTCCTTCACCACTACCCCAGTCATTACCCTCTGCGTTTCTACTGTAAGAATCTGAGAAGAGATAGACTCTATGAGGAATCTGAACTTTTCTACAAAATTGAACTAAGATAATTGTTTGTTCTAATAAGTCCATAACCTCACTATGAATTGAACCACTCCAATCTAACATTACGTTAAGACCGTGGTTTTTTCCATCAGGCAACATAGTGACCTTTTTGAAAACATCATCAATGATTTGATATTTTGCAAGTCTATTCATATCTAACTTACCAGTTTTACCTTGGACAGCTTTTGAACTTCTCAATGCAGTTTGTTTCATTTCGAATTCTTTAGCCATGTGGTTAACTAATTTTTTGTTATTATCAGTTAATGTCTTTGAAGTTCTCTGAGCTCTTTTCATTGCAAGTGCAAGTCTATTTTCATCCCAGTAAGATTTTTCGGGATTGAAATTCCAAAAAGTATTCCAGTCTTCATTAACTTGTTTGTATGAAATTTTTTGTTTTGTATAGTTACCGTTTTGTTTGAATTTACCTGCAACATCGATAAGAGACTTTACAATGTTCTCTTCTGAAAGAAACTGGTCTTCGTTGTTATGTGCATTATGTTCAGTGATTGATTCCCTTGCACCGTTCTCATCGTCATACATATCAGAGGTAGCTGCACCACCTTCTTTACCACCAGTGGTCTTTGTTTGTTTCTCAGCAT